GAATCACCACCCATAAATCCTCTCGCCTTAGCGCGAATGATATTACCACCAGATCCTTTCTCTCCGTTCTTAGTGAGGTGCCAGAGATCCCAACGTGCTCCATCACCACCCCATGCCGTAGGACCATAGTTATCATTGCGAGGTAGTTGACCATCTTTACCAGATGCTGCCTCAGCATGAGTCATCACATTCTTAACATTAATATCATTAGGAGACCACCCTCTGTTCTTTGCAATATTAGCAATCTCTTTGGACATTGAAGTGACTTGATCATCACTAGGCCAACGATAATTACCTGCCCCACCTGACATCGCAGCGAGAGACAATCCAATACCTGTACTATTTCTTAAATATGTGTGTGCAACACCACCTCTTTGATCATAGGGGTGTGCTCGATATACACTACCATCACCTTGAATGATACCGTGATACTTTCCTTTCTGCTTAAAGTTACCACCACCAGCGGTCCAGTGCAAGAACATCTTGCCACCTTTCGCCATCCTATCCATTCCAGAAAGACGATTCTCTTCCTGTGAACCATCACGACGGTGATTCTTTGTGCCAGATAACTTACCACCCTTAGCAAATGCAGGGAGTCCATAACCACCCGCTTTCGCCTGCTGCATTCTCATGCTAGTCAGACCATTGCCACCCCTAGTTGCAGGAGTATCGAATGGTACAACGAATGCATCACCACCACTAGAACGTTTACCTACCCATTCAGTACCATGACCGATGAATGATGTAGATCTGCCACCATCAAGTGATACAGGATATCCAGATTGAGGACCATTAATCCATCCACCACCTGATGCTTTACCAACTTGACCACCTATTGCTTTACCTTCTAACCTCTCTAATTGTTGTTTGATGGGTTTATCTTTACCCAACATCTTCTGAATGAAGTTAAGACTGTCTAACTGCTTCTGCAACTGCTTCTCAGTCTCTTCTTCACCCTTATCCTTCACCATATCATCGACACTTTCCTCAGTAGGATCTTCATTAAATGCACCAGCAGCGGCAGCAACTGCGGTACCTGCTAAGAATGCTCCTGCTACCCAAAGACCTCTACCTTTAACAAAGGCAAATATTCCTTTGAACATACTAGTAACACTCTTGAATAGTGTACTAATAAATCCTGAAACACCTTTAACTAATCCACCACTTTTCGCCAGTTTAAAGAATAAACCAAGACCTAATTTTGCTACGGCAGCAGGAGCAAATATGAGTCCTAATGCTGTAACAAATTTGATGATACCAAATACACCTTCCAAACTTAATGGATTATCTAAGAATTCTATGAGACCATTGAGTCCCATACTGACCAGGGCACCATAGGTCTCGATAAGAAACTTACCAATAGATTTTATTGCTTCAAAGAACTTTTTAATTTTCTCGGTGTTCTCAGGATCTCCAAACCACTCCATCACTCCATAAAGGAGTAATGATTTGAAGATACCACCGAACAGTTGAGCAATCCCTTGGAAGAATCCAAATGTCTTAGCAGCAATTGCTTTACTCTTCTCAGCAATTTTGCTCTTACCTTTACCTTCTTGCTTTGCTTCTGCTTTCTTATCTTGTTCTAACCCTTCTGCTTTCTTATCTTTACGTTGCTGATCTTTGAGAAGTTTCTTCTCATCTATCATCGCATCTTTACGTTGATCAAGGATACCTTGCTGTAACGAAAGAGTTTGTGAATAAAAATTCTTGAATGAGGCACTCATGTCCTCAACTAGAATGGCAATACTATTGGTAGTCGCACCAAGACTGTTGACTGCTTTGATATTTTTAACAAAACCTACTGTTGGTGAAGTGATTGTCTTATCACCAATCTTCACAGTAATTCCACCCTTACCAGTAGTGGAAGGGGGTGTTACATACTTATATAATCTTGCTTTGGTTTCTGCCATTTACTGTGTGAGCAGGGGAGATGATGCGGGACCAGAGTTACCGCCACCACCACCACCAGCATTGACTGTCTTAGTCTTGATAACTGGTTGCACTGCAATCATCATATCAGGTTTAGCGGGTTGCTTATCTCTACGTACCTTTGCAGTAGATAGAGATTTTAATTTCTCTGCTTTTGTATTTATGCTAGAAGGTGCAGTGGTCTTGGACTTTGCTGCATCATTGATTTTAGTAGCATATGCAGCACCATCAGCAACAGGACCAATGTTAGTCTCTGATTTTGGTTTGAGACTTTCAGCATATGCACCACCATCAACAAGAGGTCCTATACCATTCAACGGTGTCTTTGGCATACTTGTGGATGTTGGTATAGGACTTGGTGGCATTCCTGAACCATCCATTGCTGATGCATCTGATGCATACGACCCCAATATACCAGCAGACTTCTTAAAGAAATCTACAATACTACCAGTTGATCTATATTCTTGCTGTGGTGTTGCACCACCCTTATCACCACCACCACTGTTGTCACCTGTTTTAGCAGTAGATCCACCACCACCTGTGTTACCACCACCAGCATCGCCAGATGCAACATAAGATCCAGCACCATCCTTACTACCAGAACCACTCAGATTCTCCCAGTGCCATGCTTCATGTCCATCAGGATTGTCTGTTTCATATCCTGGTATCTGACCAAAACCAAATTTGCCTGCATTCTTCCTTAACCATTTATATGATGCATTAGTGTACCAAAGGTCAACTGCTTTACCTAAACCATGATTAGATGTTCCTGGATATGCAGCAGTACCAGGTCCTAATTGATCATAAAGTTGCTTCTGCTTATCATATGTTCTATATGATGAGTTGATTCTAAAATGAGTTCCCATCTTGAATCCAGACTCTGATGCTGATTGCATCATTGCCTTGAACTGTGGTGCAATTCCCTTAGCAAGTTTATGACCACTACCAATAGATACTAGATCTTCATCAGGTAGTTGTCCATTGACAGTACCACCCTTAGCAAATTTACCCCAATCGGAAACAGGTGTCTTTGCAGTATCTTTCCGTTTCAGAATAACAGGATCTACAAATCTCTTAGTTCCTTGGTTGTGTGCGCGAATAGCACCACCCTTTGCCATCTCGGGAAGTTCTGGTGGTGTAATCTCTGCCGTGCCATCACCATCATTCTCAGCGGCACCCATCAATGCCTCCATACCAGGCATTTCACCATTAGGATCACGTACAAGTTTCCTCTGTGGAAAATCACCCCCAAGTTGCTTAGCAATTGGATCATCTATATCTGCTAGACCAGTCTTAGCAAGCAAACCAAGTAGTTGCTCTCCTGCCCACTCACCAGCGAATCCACCAGCAGCACCAGTAATGAAACCAGGAACACCACCAAATGGAGCACCAATAGCAAAACCAGCACTATATCCTAATAAACCACCTAATGCTTTCAGTATAGCGTTGATAGGTGACTCACCAAATGCACCATAATCTAACAATGCCATGACAGAGGCAATCAGTGTATCAATACCACCAATCTTCATGCTGGATTTCGCAGCACCAAGAAACTCTCGCATGGTCTTGAACCCAGGATTCTTAAATCCTGATGCCAAGAAACTAACAACAGATTTTCCTGCCGTCTTTACCTGTTGTCCTCTTGGTAACTCAGCAAACTCGGCAATCTTCTTTGCCTGAGGGTTCTTCTCTAATATAGGTTTGATGAAGTTTTTGACTTTTGTAGTTACCTTTGCAGCAAGTGCCTTAGGATTCTTTGCCATTTCGACAACATCACCAAGACTCTTCGCCGCTCTCTTACCAAAGTCCCAGATGCCTTGACCCATACCCTTGACACCATCAATCATGGCACCCGCACGAGCACCAAACCAATTATTAAGTCTGCCTACCTGCTTTAATGCAAAAGTGCCACCCTCTTTGAGTTTTGACTTAGCAACAGCACCCGCATCGAGAGTACCAGACCAGATGTTTCTAAGAGTACCTACGACACCCTTGTTAGTTGCTGCTGCTTCTGCAACCTCATCACCAAGACCCATCGCTTGCTGGGTTGCCTGCTTACGTGCCTGTTCAAGTTGAAATGGTGTTTTAGGTGTTGGTTTTACAGCAGGTGTTGGTGGTTTCTTGAATAAACCATTGATACCAGTCGCTGCTGCTGTAAACTTTTTAGTAATCTGACTACGAAGAGCCTTGATTCTTCTAAGTCTCTTCGCTCTCTTTATATCTTTGAGACGCTGCTTCGATGTTCTACCATCTCTACCAATTCTCTTACCTTTCGGTTTTTTTACCTTAGGTCCACACCCCATGGAATCGGCAGCGTCTACCGCCTTGCCGAGACCAAACATAAATTTGACATCACTTAGCAACTTCCATGGCATTAGGATGCGTGATCCAATATGGATTGCAGCGAATCCCGCTAAGATTTTAAGGACACCAAACATCTTATCGAGACCATTCCCGATCATACCCTTATCAGGGTCATATCCAAATACGTCAGTTATACCATCCAGAACTGTACCAACACCCCAACGGGTGAACGTTGATGCAAGATTCCAGACACCCTTAAAGAAATTGAATAACTTAATTATCTTTTCTTTATTCTTTTCATCACCTAACCAGTCCATCACCCCCATCGCAATCGGGATGGCAACTAACTTCATCAAACCACCCATTAGGACGGCCATTGGTTTCAGCAGTGCTTTCAACCACCCAAATCTAGATTTCTTCTCTTTCTTACCTTCTTCTAGTCCTGCCTTCTCTTCACCTTTCTCATTCAGAGATTCTTGCTTCTTCTCTGCTAACTTATCTTGCTGTAAACCTTTCTTCCTACCAAGTGCGTCAGTCTTTGCTTCAATTATCTTCTTTCTATGCTCACTCTCTTCCGTCGATATATCTATCTCTTCTTGCAAGAATCCTACTGTGGACTCTTGATACATTTCAACTAGTGTTTTAAACTCTGTAAGTTGTACACCAATATTTGTTACAGCACCACCCATACGATTTTGGGCAATGGTCATTTTTTTAAATACCTTGCCCAAATCATCAGAACCAGTCATTTGACTGGGACTGACCGTAATATATTTTCTAAGAGTTGCTGCCATTAGAGGGAGTTCTTCTGTTTAGATCTTTCTCGTTCTTCTTCTTGGAGGTATGCCAAGAGCAAGTTAGTATAAACTTCTCGTTCCCAAGGTATCATGGTTTCCAACTCAGCGAGTGAATACTTATGATGATGCATTAAGGCGAAGTTAGTCTTGTAATAATTTTCAAGACTACTATGCATCAGGGCTATGCGAAAAAAGAAGCGAGTCCTTCAAGTGTAACAGTATTCACAACTTTGGTCTTAGGATTCTCAACATCGAACTCATGCACTAGTTTAGGCATGGTATCGAAGAATTGTTGAATCATACCAAACTGTTCATTGTTCATCTGACCAAGGAAATCCTTTGCTTCATTCTTAGTGAATGAATCATAGGTCTCTTCACCTTCATATACTTTCTTGATGCAACTAGCAGCAAGATCAAACACATCATCAATATCAGGTTCGTCTTTCATGTTTCGATCGACGAATGCTTCGAGAGCAGGATACTTCATCTCAATTTTGACAGTTTCATTCAGTTTGATAATCTTTTTGTGTTCCTTAGGAACGATTACCTCAACATCTTCAAGGTTGATAGCAACATCAACTTGGGTTTCACCATCATCTTGACATGTGACTTTGAATTCACTGACTTCACCAACTGCCTTGGATCTGATCTTCAAGAATAGATATTCAATCTCAAATGTTGCAAGATTATCAACAGTTTTTAGATTAGTACACGCCTTCAAGATAGTCTTGACTGCTTTGAACATCTCCTTCTCGTTCTGAGTTTCCATAGCGAGATAAAGTAGTTTCTCCTCTTTTACAAGGAAAGGTCTATACGTGACCTTTGTTCCACTGATGGGCATTTTGCACTCATAATCAGGGACAACAAGAGTAGGAAGTGGCATAGTATGAAATTACGATGTAATTATTTAGACAGGTTATCCGATGCTAAACCTTTGTACATCAGGATTACCCGAACCAGATACTCTGAATTGAATTTCATCATAATTGATAACCTGTCTCTTACCGTCTTTTGTTTTAAGTGTGGCAGGTGAAACTTGATCGAAACGATATCGTTCAAAGTAAAACTGTATATCCATTTGCAACAAACTTGTCTGTTCGTTATCAAATGACATTGTACTAATATTAGTTGGGAATGCACCATACATCTTCCATACAGCAGATGCCTGTGATGGATGTAAACCTGTTGACTTAGGATACCCCTTAGGTTTGATCTTAAAGTTTGCTCCGTGCTCCCACTTGACGATCATCATGTCTGTCACATAATTATCATAGAAACCCACAGTATTGTCAGAGTCAGAGGCAGCAGCATTCATCCATTGCTCAAAGAATTGCCTGTGCTGCATATCCTTGGTCACTAAGAATGAAATAGTAATCTCAGAGTTAGTTTGACCTGTCACGAATCGACGCATCATACCAAAGTTGTTGACTTCACCAGTAGTGATTGCTCTACTAGGGACAGTTACATTAGATGCATAGTAATTAATATTTCGTACAGTATTGACTGCTCGATTACGTATCTGCTTATTTACAGTACCATTCTGAGTGTTATCAGAGAATACTGCTGGCAATGGCAGGATGATCTGATACAGATTGCTAGTAGCAGGTGCTCCTGCATTCGTTGCAATTTGTTCTCTAAAATCAGTAAATCTGTTGGGGGTTGCCACTATCTACTCCAAATAACACTACTAGGTACATCAATGTAACGACCAGCAACATCCATTGTGAATTGCTCCAATGGTAGTGGTACTTTCATTTCTTTTAGATCAATAGAAGGCACAGTTTTAATATTACCTGCACTTGACATAAAGTATTTATGATGGCAACGCATAGGATAAGCGACGGATCCCCCACCCCATGATCTAGCAATACTTGCTCTTGTAGATGGTCTTAGATAATGTAAATTACCACCAGAGAATTGTTTCTTAGGTAGATCTACATCAGTTACCAATACCATAGGGAATTTATCATAATACTGCAATCCCTCAGTTTGTGCAGAATAT